TATCTTGCGCTTTGGTACTCGTTGCCGCCCCTGGTGTGGAACTTTTAACGCTGACCGCTGCCGCCCGAGCCGCTTTCGCTGCCCTATTCGATTGTTCCCGTTTCGCTGCATCTGCTGCACCCTGTGAGGCTTGCTGATGTTTCGTAAACAGTTCGTTATCTAGGCGTATTGCTTTTTCGTAAGCATCTTCCAAGTCTTTAGCCACACCGCTGTTAAGCAATTGGATCATCGTTGGACGTGCTTCTTCAAAATACTCCGCTTTTGTTTGAAATTGGTTAATTTCGCTCAAAAGTGCTTGATTCTGTGCATTTTCCTGCTGTTGCTTCCAATTTAACACTTCGCCACGAACTTGTGCAAGTTCATTTTGAATAGCGTAAAAGTTTGGATCAGTCGGCGTGGTTTGAACGTCACCCATATTGATGCCGTATTGTTGCGCTAACTGTACAAAATATGCTTGTTTTTGCTGTGCTGAACCATGCCGCAAGACGTTATCAGCTTCCATCAAGGCTTTGACTGCCTGTGGCGCTTCGATACCCAACCCACGAATATTATTCATGTAGGGCTCAATAGCTTGCTGCATTTGGTCTGCAAACTGTGCTTTAGAAAGCAACGGTTGCACACCTGCCTTCATTTCTTCTTCACGTTGCCATGCGTATTCTTTCAGCTTAGGGTCAGCCGTAGTCCATGCTTCGTGATAATCTTTCTTCCACGATGCAGGCGGACGCTCCCAAACTGGCGGTTCTGGCGCTTCTTGATCGGGTTCTGCCTGCGTTTTCGCTTGTTCGACTGGTGCTTCGTTCTGAACTTCGTCGAACTGCTGTGACAGTAACTCTCGACGGTCTAATTCAGGATTTTCCAATTGCATACCCCTTTAGGTAAATTTACGGCGTAGTTGTAAAAGAATTTGATTCGCTTGCTTATGCGTCATGTTTGCCAATTGTTGACGCATGACTTCTTTGCGTGTGTCTTTAGGTGGTGGCAGTTTGGTTTCCATCTTTTCGTTGCCAACTTCAATGCAATTATGCTGCCTTAAATGGTCACGATGCACCGAACGGCTTGTAATCATTGAGCCGTCAATCATAGATTTATAGGGCTGAATGTCTGGCATCACCATTGGCCCAAGACTGTCGTAATGCTCTTTTGAACCTTTCTCTACTAATTCGCCATTAACGTATATATAAGTTTTTTTCATATCAGAGCTAAAACGTCCTCATCATCCATTTCTATGTGTTCGTTGTAAATCCGGTTTACTCGATCTAAATCAGCCAACATTGCATCGTAATTGATTACCGCTGGCGCTTGGGCTGTGGCCTCAATAACAAACGGTTCTGCAATTTCCTCTGCAATCCTTGGTTTACCTTCTACTATTTGCTCAAATAACGTTAAAACCTCGTCCCGTCTTGTTTTTGCCTTTGCTGCCTCTGCCCTGCGATGTTCTTCTTCCTCTTTCTTGCGTTTACCGCCATCGTGCGTATCAATATAAACAATACTTCCGCCTACTTGAAAAGCATCATTTTCAAATGAATTGTTTTGAAACGCCGTTGTCATAACAAGTCAATTTTCATTGTAGTTAAAATGATTGAAAAATAAATCATAATTATTATGCGTTATATGTTCCGCTACTTGTAAAAGTATGAATTGTGTATCCACCCGATGAAGTAATTGTTCCACCTGTACCTCGTTGTGAACCAAAATAAGAAATAATGACAACGCCTGAACCACCAGCGCCGCCTACGCTTACAGCGGTTGCCGATCCATACCCACCACCACCGCCACCTCCTGTATTTGAAGTTCCTGCAACGCCATTACCTGATGCAGAACCATTGCCGCCGCCACCTGATCCACCTGTTCCGCCAGTTCCACTATCAGAACCACCACCGCCACCGCCTGCATAAGTAACAGTAGAGCCGGAAATTGATGAAGAAACTCCATTGCCTGCGTTGCCACCTGCTGAACTACTACCATTAGAACCAACTGCACTTGCACCGCCACCACCACCAGCGCCATAGGCTGATGCAGATATATTGGCTTGACCGCCTGCAAATCCTTGCCCTGATGTACCTGCACCTCCTAAAGGCGCAAGAGTTGAAGAATTACCGCCACCTCCACCACCTGATGATCCTGATCCACCAACTGTTGCTACTACACCATAACCACCACCGCCATAACCGCCGCCTAATGATGTTGCAATAGTAGAAATAACTGAATTACTTCCAACAACACCTTGGTTATTTCCGCCACTTCCATTATTAGGGCCACCTGCACCACCCGCACCAACGGTAATAGTGTAAGCAGTACCAGACGAAAAAGTAGCACTTGATGTTAACAAACCACCTGCGCCACCCCCACCACCGCCATTAGAGCCACCGCCGCCGCCACCTGCAACAACTAAGTAATTAACAGAATATCCGGCAGCTTGGCTAAATTGCAACCATGTTGAAGTTGTTGCATCCCACCATTCAGGATTACCTGTAGTGGAATTTTGACGAATCATGCCAGTTGCACCAGTAGGACGTTGTGCAGTTGTTCCAATTGGTATTTTTAACGCACCCGTATTTGCACTTGCGTCAACAATTCCAGTTGATGCTGTAATAACCAAATTACTAGCCGATGATTGCAATAATGGCGTGGTAACTGATGTGGTTGCCGCTAATGCGGGTACGCTTAAAGAACTTCCATTCCATGTAAAAGTTGATGCTGCACCAAATGCACCTGAATTATTAAATTGAACTTGGGTGTTTGAGCCTGCGGGTGCGCTTGATACAGATTGCCAAGTACCATCACCTCGTAAATAATTAGATGAAGATGGTGAACCAGTACCTAAATCTTGCGGAACAATTGCTCGAAATGTAGGGTTTCCAGATGATCCATTTGGTGCTGCATAAACATAATTTGCAGTTTGTGAACCAAAAGATGTTTGTTTGCCATTAAAAGTATTCCAATCGGTTGACGTTAAATAACCATTGGTTGATGTGTTTGCTACAGCCATTGAAATTGCAGGCGTTGCACCACCACTTGATACAACTGGCGCTGTACCTGTAACGCTTGTGACTAATCCAGACAATTGGCTTGACGGCACTTGACCATCAGCATTAAGCGTTGCAACACCATTTGCAACACCAGCATTTAATTCTGCCGCCGTACCCAAACCAACTAAAGTATGGCTTGCGTTCCAATCTGACGGTCTTACAACAGTTGTATCTGCGCCATCAGGAATAGAACTTATTTTACTATGCGTGACGGTAACGGTCATTGAATCACCTCAACGCCTGATGCCCTTCCGTCAGGCCCACGAACGATTTTCTTAGGCGCTGCAATAACCGTCATTACGCCATTAATTTTATCCATTGCAGTGTTGTGCATATTGTTCATGTTTTCGTGCATTTGAACCATGCGGTTCATTGCTTGCGTCACATTGTCACCTAATTCCGCAGCAATCTTGGTGCTTGCAGCCTCTTGAGCTTCAAGTAACGGTAAGTCTAAGCCTGGGTTCGCCCCGATCCTAGCCACCATAATCTTAGTTGCGGACTCTAGCTCTGTTTTCCATTTTTCCAACTGTTCGGCAGCCGTTAACTTTGCTTGTTCCATTGCTTGCAAATGTTGTTGTTTTTGTGCCTCAAGTTGTGTTTCTGCTTGCAGTTTCATTTGTTGCATTTGCACATCGGATTGCGCTTTAGCTTGAGCCACTTGAATATCGGCTTGCGCCCGTAATTGTTCAGCCTGCGCTGTAGCTTGCATTTTCATCTGCTCAGATTGTGCTTGAGCTTGCATCTTCATTTGCTCAAACTGCTGTTCGGCTTGCATTTTGACCACTTCAGGATTTGGCGGTGGTGGTTGCCGCGCCATCATTTGCTGTTTTTTCTGCAACTCTTGCATAGCAAGGTCAATCGTACCTTCAATTGGTTCGGCTTTCTTGTAAGCGCCCACTCCAAACTTGACCAGTTCGATCAGCATTGGCACTAACTCTGGCGCTTGTTGACCCATTGGCAACGCCTGCGTCAAGAACCCACCCATTGCTTGCAAAAACTCAGTACGCTCACGTTTGTTCTGATTCTCGTCAATTTGCACCAAGCTATCGGAATCGACCTGAATACGGAATGAACGTAAAGGTTTGTCTTGGATTAATTGCAACGCTTGTGGAATAAGCGCCTGATCTGCAGGCTGCATACTTTGTGCGGCAGCGTACATAAGGATTGTAGTGGGTTGGAACTTAGTGCAAATGACTTGGGCTTTTAACTGGAATAGCTCACTCGCAAACAAGGCAACATCTTCTTGCATCGAGCGCAAGCGCAATCCTGCATACTGACCCTTAATCTGTTGTGCCGTGGCTGTTTCGCTGGCAGCTGTCTGTCCCCGAACAATGTCACTAATACCTGTGATTTCATAGATTTGGTTTTTGATTTCATCTCTTGCCCGATAGCATTGCAATAGAGCATTTGACAGGGTATCCAAAGGCAACAAGTCAATCGACCCTCTCAAGCCGCCTTTCTCAGAGAACGACATCCACTTATCAACAGGAATAAGTGTGTTGTTATCACCTTCGGTCAAAAGACGCTGCAAAGTGGGTTGTGATGCGTCATAAACACCACGCACACGCAGAGCTTTAACTAACCCGTCAATTCGGTCAGTCAGAATGTCTAACTCTGTTGCTTGATCTTGATACAGCACAAAGTCAGGCACAGGCACAAGCGTGTCTGAAGTCATCGTGGCGTACAAAGGTTTGGCACACGGAAAGAAATTCTCAAGCTCTAGCGGATCGTCACGCTCA